TAAGTTCGCAATCCATCATAAGGTGGAGATGTTATTGTTAAATCAACAAAACAATCAGGCATTTTCGCCATAGTTTCTAAATTGCTTTCATTGTAATTCTTGTTTATATCAATCATATTTTTTAGTTTTTTCAAAGTTATATTTCCCACCGCACAAAAAGGAAAAGAAAAAGGTTCAGTTCTCCGATTGAGCATTTGTGGTTAAAATCCGTACTACTGCTAACAGCGTATATAAGAAATGGCACAGAAACATTTGTGCTTAATTTTAAGTCTGTGAAAGTGCCACTTCTCATATACGCAAAACGTTAACAATCAAAAGGGGGTGCAATTAAAAAAACGCCCCCTTTTGTTATTTACGTCTAATTAGATTAATACCAACGGTAACCCCAACATGAGGGGCAAAACTTTTGCCCGTCCACCCGACACCCGCTCCAAACATAACACCAAAAAGGGGGGATTTTTTTTGTGTAACAGTTTCTTTGATTGTGTTTGTAGTGTATAGCTCCAAATGTTTTAACGTGGGATTGTAGCCCTCCACAATAGCAAAATAACTCTCTGACTTGTACTCTTTTTGCGTTATCGGTATTGCTACATTTGCACTATCAATTTGAGTTATAGCTCCCGCCGTGTCAATAGTTGTTAAACTATCTTTAACTAAAACTTTTACTATTTCAGTTTTGACCTCTGTTACTTTAATAGGGACAAACTCTTTTTCCTTTTTTACAATAGTGTCTCTTTTAATTATTATTTTTTCGTCAATTACTGCGGTTGCTGATTGGTTGTTATCGGTTGCATACCTATAACCAAAATAAGCACCGACAAAAGCTCCGCACATTGATAATGCAAAACATGTAATTAAAAATAATGTTACTTTTTTCATAACACCGTGTTTTTTTTGTTAATTACAAATAGTTTACTTTTTCAATTCAAAGTGTGCAATATCTTTGAATTTCCAGTCGCCACCCCAAACAACTGTATATCCTAACTGCGCCGCAATCTCTTTTATATGTTTTGCAATTCTCTTTAACATAAAGGGGACGTAGCTTTCATTAATCCGTACATATCCGTCAACAAATGGGTATATATCCACCGCATAACCGTAACCGTCTTCTTTTGGCTGATGGTTGCTCTTTTTATTAACACCGTCACAATTGGTTACAATTGCGCCCCCTTTGCCGTCTCTACCTATTGCATAAAGAGACTGCTGACGTTCCACCGTGCGAACGCCCTCGATAACCGTAAAATCGTGCGGACTTTGTTTAATTGCCCATTTTACCACTTTAACTAAATCGGGGTGAACACCCTTCAAATTTTTTAAACTCCTTTTACTTAAATAAAAATCTTTTTTAGCCATGTTTTTATACTGTTATTATTATTGTTGTTATTTAGAATGATTTTAAATAATTGTATTGTATTTTATTTCGTTGTACTTACTGTAACATCAAAGCCTGCTGATATGTTTGATAGTCTATTTAAAAAAACGTAACGCTCGGCGTCTTTGGCGTGGTTAAATTTATCAATTGGCTCGCCTGTGTAGTTGCCGTCTTTATCCTGTGAATATCTGTATTTTCTATTTTCGTCTATTGAATTAACACTCCGCTCGGTATAATGTTTTTTATATCTATTCATTACACGAATGCCCAACCCGATATCTTTTACAATTTTGTCGGGTACACGTAAACCGCCATTTCGTAACTCGCTTTTTGAGCGTGGGTCGGCGGGGTCTGCAATTATTTCGTAACGTTGTAAATTATTTTCTTTTATTATTTCTACAATTTCAGGATTGTCTAAATTACTTTGATATGCCAACTCATCTATATAAACCTCTCCACCGCTCAAAACAACTAACATCACAGCGGTCGGGTTTGACCATCCAAAATCGACACCGATATACGCTTTTTTCCATTCTGAACGTGGGGGCATTTCTCTGATAATATCCCAATTTTTTATGATTAGTCCCTGCTTACTACCTATTTTACCAAGTCCGTAAACATTCCACCAGTCAGGGTCTATCTCTCTGTTACTTTCAATCTCTGCTATTTGCGAACTGCTTAACATATCATTGTCCAAATATGTACTATCAATAAGTTCCACGTCCGCACGTGGCAACAATTTAGAGTCAACCCAAAATTCATAAATAGGATTGTAGTCTATTATTATTTTTTCGGTTGTTCTAACTGCTAATTGACGGTAAATCTCCCATTCTAAATTAGTAGCCTCGTTCACAAATAAAATATCACGGCTCAACCCATGCACCCTGCCTGCGTCCATTGCGCTAAAAAATTCAATCATTGCATTATCGTAGCGATATATTTTGTCGGTGTCATGCCAAGCATTAGAGTTGTATATATTTTCATTCTCTAAAATAGTTTTAAAGTCTCTAATTGCACCCCGCTTTAATTGTGGCAAAGTCTCAGCCACCACCGATATAACACGTTTTGAGTTTGTTTTTAATGCTATGATATTTAGGAGTTGTAATATTGCAAATGTTTTGCCCGAACGTGTACCTCCCCGCATAACAATTACACGATTTTCAGGTTTGATATACGCTTTTAAAAGTTTGCTAAATACATTCGTAGTCTCCACATGCTAAATAAATTTGATTATTATGTTTATTTAGTTTGATTATAAACTACTTGTTAGCTTGCTTAAATTCTCTGATGTTTCGTCATCTCTGACTGTTATACGAATAACAGAATCGGCCGCCGTGTTTTGATTAACATTGTCGGCTATGTTATGCAACCTTGCAACTAAGTTAGCGGCAAATTTACCCACCGCCGCCCCTTCAACGTTTTGGGTTTGTGTAATTGCTTCAATAACTTCTATTGCCTCCAGCACTTCGATTTCGTTTTGTTTGGCTTTGCCCTCTTCGATTTTGTTTCTTATATGCCCCTTTGCACTACGAAAATACGAACCACTTACGCCCAAATAAACACACAATCCGCTCATTGTGTAAGGTCGCCCGAGCGGGACTTCAACCAATACAGCCCGCCCGCCTTGTTTCATTAGTTCGTAACGTGTTAGCGGATTTTTATCGCACCACGTAAAATAGATATATGCCTCCTGCATTAATTTTTCTGCATTGTCTAAAAGACGTTTAGCACCACCGCCATAATATTTACTTTTGCGTTTCCAAAAAGTATTCGTAGCAGTTACCTTTGGCTGTTCAGCTTGCGCCACTGGTACACGTTTTTTGCTGTTTGTGTTATTTGTGTTTGTAGTCATTTTCTTTTAAACTCCTATACTTTTACTTTTCTACTCTTTTACTCAAAAATCGTTTTAAACTCATTGTAAAAGGTTAACTCTTTTTGCGTTGCTTTGCCCTGTTCGATTTTTTCCTTCAACTCATTGTACGCCGTGTTAAATTCGTCAATTCCAAATCCGCAAAAAGCACAAAAGCCCGTCAGCATTGGTTTAATATCATGTTTCTTGCAAAATTTTTCAAAACCAATTTTACGCTGACAAAAAGCCTTTGTGTCTCTTTTTTGGATAACATAAAACATATTGCAAAAACCTTTATTTTTCTATTCAGGTCTAAAGGTTGCCTTGCCGTTCGGTTGTACCGCTAAAACACCCTCGCCGCCGTCAATTACCTTGTAAGTTCCTGCCTTTACAACTGAACCATCGGACGCCATTTTAACAGCTCCTTTGTTGCCTTTTGACACTTTGAAAATAACACCGCCCACCTCCTCCAGCTCCAAGTTGAAAACTTTGTCATTGTCGGTATTATCATTGTTGGTTTCGTCACTTTCATTTTGCACCTGCGACAAATAGAGTTCGTGCCACTTTCGTAGCCTTGTTACTCTTTCGTGCAAACAACTTGCACAAGACTGCGGGACGTCTTTTAAATCAAAGATTTCGTTGTGCGCCGTGTATATCTTTGATACACTGTATTGATGGACGTCCGCCTCTTTCAATATTTGCTCCACTAACAAAACATTGTTCTCAGTAGCTTTTTTTAAATCAAATTTAATTTTTAAATCTGTCATGGTTTGATTGTTAATTTAAAGTTAATAGTTAAATAATTTATAAGTCCTAAAAGAAATGCAACGGTAACTATATAAAACCGTGCAAAATTTATTAAATCGGCTGTTTCAAAAACATACCTTGTAAATAAGATAATTACACACCCAAATATCAAAGTTAACCAAAAGGAGAGGCAACCGTAACAATTGAATGGTTTAAAGTTCAAAATTGGCTTTTTTATTTGTGTAAAAATGTAAGCCCCTGCCCTGCTAAGTATTGCTATTGCAACCAACACGGCAAATAAACCTAAGTAAATTAATAAGTTAATCATAATAAAAAGTTATTAAAAATATTGAATTATCATAACATTTAGCTATAAAGATAGCAAATTGTTATATTTATCTTTGAATTTTACCGCTATATCTTTGCGTAAATTACCTAAAATAACCATTACTTTAGAAAATGATATATTTTCAATTCGTGCCAATTCTCTATATGATATTTTAGGAAAATTTTCAGCATATTTAAGAAATAGTTTTACGGAGGTCGTATCATAATTTTCGGCAACATATTTGAATATATCTTTTTTCAGTTGTTCTAATTCGTTATTTATTTCTGTTTCATTCTCATTGTCAAAAATTAGATAATTTTTGACTTTTATTATATCTGTATTTGGAGCTTGTTTTAAAACTGCCAATCTATTTGTATAGTAGCTCCGTAAAAGGTAAAATTTATAGTCTTTTATTTTAAAGTTTTTCAGTAAAATGCTTTCATGTATCTTTAAAAAAGTGTCTTGTAAAATATCTAAATCTAAAACGGTAACTTTTATCCAGTCGCCACATATTTTGTTAAAGTTTTGAGCGTACCAATTTGTAAAGTTGTTAGCCGCTAATTGTGCTTCAGGTGTGATTTTCTCTTTTCCTGTTAACTTTATATAGCGTTTTTTTCTTTTTGGCATTTGCTGGTTGCTCATATTTCATTAGCTACAAATATTTTCGTATTTGTTATGTGCCATTTTAGGACAGACACTAATCCTTTATGAAGCATATCCAATGTGTTTGCATTTTTTTACCGCTTTTATGCCCGTACAAAGGTTTTTTATCAGTAAGTTTTAGAATTTCTTTAACTGGAAATTTTACTTCATTCCATTTGAAAATTAGAGTTCCGTTTGGTTTTAAAACCCTAAAACATTCCTCAAACCCTTTGCGTAACATTTCACGCCAATCGCCTTGCAATGCACCATATTTCTTTGTTATTTGGCTGTCATTCATTTGCTCAATGTGTGGTGGGTCAAACACAACGTGCCAAAATGAATTATCAGGTTGTTTAATATCTGTAAAATCCCCTATAATATCAGGTGCAATAATGTTTGTTTTTGTTCCGCAAGGGTAGGTGTCAATATGAGTTTCAAACCTCCTATCCAAAAACAATGCTCTATCGTCTTGTTTGTCAAACCACATTCCTTTTGGCCCACAACAAACATCTAATACTTTTTTTTCTTTCATATTCTGAATAAAAACGGCACATAACAAGGGCTTTGCGTAATAGCCCTATCAAGTGTCGTGGTTAATTTTAAGTTTATACTAAGGGCTACTACGCAAAGCCCAGATACGTTATAAGCAAGTGCTACATCTCGTTTCCAAAGAGAGTTACTGCTTGTAAATCTTTTTCTTTTCTTTTTTCTTCCCACGCTTTAAAAAGTAATTTAGGGTCGGTTTTGTAAATATAAAATTCTGTTTTTTCAAACAACCCACTTGAATAATACCAACTCGGAAACGGTGGTCTATCACCAGAGTAAGATATTCTTTTATCAAACATCATTACATTAAAATCTTTTGCCTTTGATATTATTTTTACAAAACTTGCACTTTGTATTGAAGTTGCACTCATCAACAAACAAAATGGTTTATTCAATTCAATACATCTTTCAAATATCTTATTTTTAATTGAGAATGGTGGGTTTGTAATTATTACATCATATTTTTCAGATGGCTCATATTGTAAAAAATCTTGTCCGTTGTCAATATGTGAATGAATAACATTAAAACCTTCTCTTTTAAAAACTTTTACATATTCCGACCATTCCTTATCACAAGGACACCATATTGTCTTAAAACCTTTTTGTTTGATAAAAGGTAGTAGTATTTCTACTATGTATTCAGGCGTGTAATATTCATCACCTTGTTCTGTTACTGTTTGTAAACTCATATTTCTATTTATTAATTTTTATTTTTCCACCGCACAAAAAAGAAAAGAAAAAGGTTCAGTTCTTCGATTCAAGTTCTGTGCTATAATACCGCACCAGCTTATAACAACGTGTATAAGTAATGGCACAGAAAGTTTTGTGGTCAAATCCAAGCAAGGCATTGTATAAGTGCCACTACTCATACACGCAACCGTTATCTGTAATAACGTCTATTTCATAGCTTCCTATCGGTGTGTCAGCTACATATGTTACGCTGTTAATTAATGTTTTGTACCACGCCAACCGCATTATAATAGTTTCATTCATAATTTATTGATTTATAAGATTAATAACTGTTTTTTTCGTCTAAAATAATACTTTTTTTCTCATTGTTTAAAAAAGTGTAAATCATTTCTTTTATAGGTTGCTCACACATAACGCCAAAAGCATTGGTAATATTTTCAGGGGCAAAGCCTGTCGCCCAAATAGTTATCAAACAATTTGACTGCTCTAATTGCTTTAAAACTCGGTCGATGTAGTCTATTTTGGCATTTTGCATGAGTCTTTTTTCGTTTTCTGTTTCTGATGTATCCATAAGCAAATGATTTAAAGTTGTTTATAATTAATTTTATTTATTTTTCGGTGTTTTTGTTTTTCATTTGGTTAATCTTTTATTTTCTGCAAATATTATATTTATTTTGATATATAGTAAATATTTTAACAGTTTTTTATTAACATTTTCTTATATATCGCTTTCAAATGGTT